ATGTTCGCATGCCGTCTAGACCACTGCCCGCCAGGGCTTTTCCTCGCGGGCGACTGCCTTGGCTTCAAGTCCGAATACCGAAGCGAAAGAGGCACGTGTGAGGCCTACGTCGTCTCATCTGGGGAGTTCTTCTGGGGCGGTGCCAAGAATGCCGAAGAGCGGGAAGCACTGATGGTCACGCCGGTCGAGATCACCGATGCTTCGGCGCTGCGACTCGTGTCGATCGAGAGCGAATAGGAGCGCGGTCACCCGCCCCCGTGGCTCCATCCACACCGGATCTCCGCCGGCCGCCCTACCCGCCCGCAGACCGAGCACCGCAGCCGCGCCAGCGCCGCGTCCGTGAGCGTCCAGCCGGTAGGGTGCAGCAGCTCCGGCGGAAGGTCTGGCAGGTGCAGGATGACCTCGTGCCCGCAGGCGCATGTAAGGGAGGCGAAATGGCCGCGTTTCATACTGCCGAAATAGTGGTAGTCTCGATGCAGAGAAAGAGGTGACAAGATGAACGATGGATGGGTGCCTCTCTATGAGGCCATGGAAGGCGTTTCCTGCGCAGGGTGCGGCGCAGGCGCCCCCAAGAGCATGCCGCACGGGAGCGTCTATACCTGCCCGTGCGGTGTCATGAGGATGGAGTACGGCAAGATCGATCTCACCCGCCCTCCCGACGCTGGAGGTGCCTGGACCATCCGCGCGCCGGTGGCCGATTCCCACGAGAACTGAACGCCATCTGCCAGCGTGAGGCAGCAACCATGCCCCGACGCCGAAGCGTCGGGGAGGTGGTGCATGGGGACAGCGAAACCATCGGGATCAGCCCTGTTCCGCCGCGGCGCGATGTCTCGCGACACTTCCGGGTAGCGCCCGGCACGCAGCCCGCCAACACGGCGGAATTCACTCAGCGCAGCCTGCCGAGACCTTCCCGAGCACTACAGCGCCAGTGGCTTGGCTAAGCGGCCCGCCGTCCTTGATTAGCGCAGAGGCGTGAGCCTTTCGCTCGGCGCGCGTGCCGTCGCAGATCGCGCTGTCACTCAGCGAGGCGCTGCAACTCGCGCAGAACAGCATCAGGGTCGGAAACATCAACGTCCGCATCCTCGATCCTCCGTAGGGTTTCCGAATATGCCTCTGCCGCCGCCTCAGCGGCCCGCACAGCGCCATGGTGCCGCCCGTAGGCATAGCCAGCCCCAAACGACGCTCCGACGCCCACAGCGAGCACGATGACCAGCTTGAGCCCGTCCGGGATGGCGAACCAGAACGCGCCCATCAGTTGATGGCCTTCGGGTTGGCTGTGTAGGGGCGAGCGGCGCCGCGCCGCTGGTGGGCTACGATGAGCGCCGCAACAGCGGCCAAGCCACGCAACACCTGCTCTACTTTTTCGGGAGGCAGATCGAGCATGACAGAGATCACACCCGCGATTGGGCCGATGGTAGCGTCAGTGAAGAGCGCAGCTATCAGGTCGGCCAGAACCATGATCGCCGGGACGATTCCGAGCCAGAAGCTGCGCGTCCAGCCGATGAATATGGGGGTCATGCCTTGCCCTTTCCGAAGATACTTAGAAGCGCGGCGACGATGGCCGCTATGAAGCCGCCCGAGGTCTCTGCCAGGTCGGGCTGCGTGATGACTGGCGCGCCTTCGAGGAACAGCGCCTTCTCGGCCGCACGGCGGCGCACGAGGCCGTTGAGGACCTTGCCACCGGCCTTGTTGAACCAGGTCAGCGCCTCGGCTGCGCCCTCGTCGTCGCCCGCGTTGAAGCGCTTGAGCGCGGTGGAGTTGAGGAAGGCGCCGGGGCCGATGTTGTAGGCCAGCGAGACGAAGGCGCCGTACTGGTTCTCGTTCGGCGCGCGGGTGAAACCCTTCTGGATTTGCGCGCCGAAGCGGTCGAGCCCTTCGCGCAGCATCTCCTCGGCCATCTGCTCGGTCCAGCGGTCGCCCATCTTCACGCCCGGCCCGAAGCCCGCGCGGTTGGTGTAGCCGTAGCCGATGGTGACGATGCCCACGGGGTCCTTGTAGGCATCGAGACGCAGGCCTTCGAAACGCTTGACGAGATCAAGCGTGGCATCGTTGATGCGCATTGGTCAGTCCTCTCGATGTGTGAAGTTCAGTTGCCTTTGCAGCGCCTGTAGGACGCCCGGCAGTGCTCCGGCTCATACCAGCCGAGCAGCACGTCCCAGACGGCCACCCACGCGGCCCAGAAGCGCCGCTCTCGCAGCATCCATGCCCTAGCACACAGGCTCATGCCCCGATCCCCGTAGAGCGCCCCATGGATGCCACAGGACAGCCATTCGAGCGCGAGGCGCATCTCACGCCGCCGGCAGGAGCTGATACGGCAGGCTATCCGTCCTGTCCTGGACGGTCGTCATCCCGCCCTCGGTCGGGCACTGGTAGGTCAGCGTCAGGTAGACCGTGATGCGCCCGGGCCGCAGGATCGACGGCGGCAGCATCTCGATGCGCAGGGTCTGCTGGTCATCGCTGATCTGCCGCGGCATACGCCCGGCATTCAGCCGCTGCCCCGGCGTCGGGATGTTGAGTTCGTCGGTGAAGATCGGCGTCCAGTCAGTGAGGCGACAGTCCGCGCCGAGCTTCGTTCGCCCCGCCACCATGATCATCACCACGTTGTCGCCCTGCCTTACTGGCTCCAATATGTAGCTCAGCCCGGTCGGCTGGCGGATCACCCGGTCATCACCATTCGCGCGGGCCACGTCATCCTGCAGCTTTGCCACGTCCTCGATGAGCCGGTCGATGCGGTCGAAGAACTCCGCCACCGGCCCTACCGTCCCGGCCCAGATCCCTACCACCGCCGAGACGATGATCGAGATCGCGCCGACGATCTTCGCTGTCTCGATGATGCGCCCGGACCATGACCTCGGGAACGTGTCGCCTGTCATCTGTTCCTTCCCCATCTCTACCCCTGTCCGTCAAGTCCGATATTCAAGACTGGCGGCATGCGATCTGCGTTCCCATCTTGATCGTTACCCATCGGCTGGCCCTCCACATGGCCGGTCTGTGGTAGCCCTCGGCCAGCCTGCACGCTGGTCGGGGGCGCTGCTCTTAGCTCGGCGCGATATCCGCAGACCCGTCCGAGGCCTGCCAGTTGGATGTGGCGTTCGGCCCCTCAGCCGTGTAGCGGATGGAGTTCGTGGTGTCCTGCACCTGAACCCCGCGCTGCTTGAGGATGGTGTTGATCTCCGAGGTTGCGTCAGCCAGATCAGCCGCGCTCGCGAAGCTCACACCATAGCGGCGTTCTAGCGCGCCAGACCCATAGCTCTTCGTCGGAGTGTTGCCGTCGATATCGCCGACCTCCCAGATTGCCGTGGTGCCGAGGCTGACAGCGATCTGGCCGGAGACCTCGCCCCCGCTGGAATAGGCGGTGAAGCCGGTGCTGTTGATCCCAACGAGGTTGAACGTGTCGGTCGTCACGCCGGTGATCGAGTAGATGTTGCCGTTGAGTTCGGTCATGCCGACCACATTGGAGATAAGGACCTCCTGGCCATTCGACATGCCGTGCCCCGGCGCAGTGATGACGCACGGGTTCGCCTGTGTCGCGCCGGTCATGTCGATGAAGCTGTTCGCGTTTCGGCGAGCGTCCACGCCCTCCTCGGCCCGAAGCACAGCGCCCGCGCCGACGCGGATGCCAGCCTTGTTCGCGGCAATGCTCTGGATACGCGGTTTGCTCTTCAGGCGGAGCGTGTTCACGCCATACTGGTTGATGACGTGGTTCGGAATGCCGCCGTTGCCGCGGTCGAGAGTGGCATATTCCCCGCCGTCGATGGTGACCACGGTGTCGTCGCTGTTCATCGCTACAGCTTCTTTTTCTGCCTCGATGCGGCAGTTCCGGAGCAACACATTTGCCCCGCGAACGCGGATGTCCAGACCGATCTGGCGCACGTTGTGGATGAGGTTCAGGTTTTCCAGGTTGACCCGGTTCACCCCGTCCGGGTCGCGGCTGTAGAGCTGCATCATGTAGGCTTGCAGCGAGTCCGCGAGGCGCCCGTCGAAGGAGCAGTCCTTCATGAACAGGCGGTCCATCTGGCCATAGTAGCACTGGCCAAGACCGTTGGAGATCCGCGCCGTCGTCTTCGACCCATAGCCGGAGCAAGCGATGTGCCCGGTGTCGTGGATGCGCGACATGCAGTCGTTGTGCGTCTGCGGCCCGTCGATGGCGATGATTGCGGAGCGCGCGTGGGTGCTCTCGCCAACGCATCCGATGTACCGGCTGGACATGATGTCCCAGTCGTACTCGAAGTTCTCGGGGTTCGTGTTCGTCACGAACTGAAGCGCATCGTCGCCGCACTTGGTATAGCTGCCGATGATCTGGCCGTTCCGACCGCCGACGCAGCGGAAGCCACCAGTGCCCGAGTTCTCGTAGGCGAGGCTATAGGCCCGCACGTTCTGGATCAGGTAGTTGTCACCCGCGAAGAGCATCCCGAGGCCACCACCGCCCGGAGAGAAGCCGTAGAGGATGGCGTCACGTACAATCCAGTCGCTGCCGAAGAATTCGAACAGGTGCCCGCCATAGTCGGTATCGCCGAAGTTGCCCCAGACACCGCCCGCGATCTCCACGTCATCGGTCCAGTCGGCAAAGTAGGCCGAGCACGTTGTCGCGGACACGTCCTCCACGCAATAGAAGTCAGTCGTGAAGACGTTCCCCGCGACGGCGGTCACTTCGACCATGGCGCCCTGGATGTAGCGGTACGTCCCGCCGCAGCGGCGCAGGTTGATCTTATCGCCGACGGCCGGCGGGTTGGTCATGCCTCCAAGTACGGTCGAGGTGATCGAGAGATAGCCACCAGCCGTGCCGCTGATCGAGGCGGCGGTGTCGATCGTGTCGCGCGTCTTGTCGCGGGTGATCAGGCGGGAAACGTTGCTGCGCTTGATGATCCGGGTGCGGGGCCCCAGCTGCATGCGCATGCCCTTCTGGGTGATCAAAGCGCTTTCACAGGACACCGCAAGGCTGTCAGGATCGGTGATGCCAATGCCGTCGCCCACCAGCTCCGGAATGAACCCGTTCAGCGCCGCAGAGCCGTCGTAGGCGGTGCCGAGCGCCGTATCGCCGTTGTAGCTCCGTCCGAGCAGGTCGCGCAGGCTGACGCCGTAGAGGCGCCGCCGCTGCATGGATGCGACCAGGGCGGGGGCATAGGCCTCGCGTCCGTCCGGATCTGCGCCATCGGTCGCGCCGACGAGATCGGCAGCCGTGCCGTCACCGGAGATGTTCAGTTTTACCCCGCCAGCGGTGGCTGTGTCATTCGACGTGGAACTCGACGGCTCGACGCGATAAATCGCGCCTTCCTTGCGGGTCTGGATGTAATCGCCCTCTGCGACGACCTTTCCGGTTCCGCTGGTGTAGGTCCACGCCGTATCCGCGGCCACCGTCGCAGTGGATTCCGCATAGAGGCGGTCTTCCTGCCCCTGCTCCACGAAGTCGGCCTCGAAGAGCAGCACATCATCCGCGTCGAGGATGCGGACCTTATAGAGGCCGTCATCCTTCATGTAGACCTGCGGGAAGTAGCCCGAGGCATCGGCGATAATCGGGTTCGCCTGCGGGAAGGTGTACAGCGGATCGCTGTACGTCACGTAGGGCGTGGTCGATCCAGCCTCGAAAAGGAACATCTGCGCGCCGGGGGATACCGAGCCGTCATCATTGAACGCGCGCGGGAAGTCTTCAAATGCAAGTCTGCCGCCCATAAGCCAGCCTCATGAGTTGAGCGGCATCCGCCGCTGATTAGGTTTTCGGGGAGTTCAGAGGCCGAGATAGGCCAGTAGGTCGTCTGTCGTGGTGGTCTGCTGGGCGCCGCCCATGCCGCCTTGGTATCCGGCGTAGCGCGCTGCGCGGGACTGCCGGTGCTCTTCCGCCGGGCGCAGGAAGTCGTTGACGATTGCCGTTGCGGCGGCCCCCGGCGTGGTGGTGTTGAAGATCGACCTTGCCGCCCGCGCCTCAGGGCCCTGAAGTTCGGAGACGAGGAAGTCGAGCTGCGCGTCTACGCTGTCGAGCGGCGCCCCGGACTGCGAGGCATAGGCCTCATATGCGCGGCGCCGGGGTCCGGTGAGCTGGTAGAGCCCGTAGCCACCGCGAGAGCCTGCAACGATGGGGTTCTGCTCGTTGATGCCAGGGTTCAGCCCGCTCTCGTCCTGCATGTTCAGAACGAAGCCCTCGGCCACGTGCGGGGGAAGTCCGCGGTCCACGAGGCCGGAATAGATCCGCTGCCGCATGTCCACGTCTCCCGCCGCTGCTTTCGTCGGCCCGCCGTAGGTCTGAAGCGCGTTATATTGGGCCGAGGCATTGCCAGACGGCGACATAGCGCCCATGTTGGACAGTGCGTTCCGGTATTCCTGCTGTCTGGCAGCCTCTATCGGGGCAGCGTAAGACAACGCGTTGAAACCGCCCACTTGGGACGCATCAGTGTTCCACATCTCGGGAGCCTCGATTTGAGAAGTACCTTAGTGAACGTCGCAGTGCTTCTCGTGCTGCTCTGCTTCCCGGTCTGGGCGATCACTTACGGCTTCGGATTGTTGCTCGTGCTTCAGAAGGCGCCGCTCTGGGCACTGCTTCCAATTGGGGCGTCCCACGCAGTAGTTGCGGTAGGTATTGCTCACCTGATTGATAGGCGGCAGAGCCCCCAACAGACGTCAGAACATCACTGATCAGGCGTGCCTCAGCCTCCTTGATGGGCTGCCCCTGCATGGCCTGATTGACAGCGCGCAGGGCCTTCTCCGCATCACCCCCACGGATGCGGGTAAGAGCGTCTGAGATTTCCGCCATCATGCTGCGCTCTGCCTCGCTCATGCTGCGCGCATCAAGCGCGACAAGGCGGCGCGGAAGGTCCGCAAGGCCGAAGCCGCGTGATGGGTCGAGAACACTTCCTGCGAACTCGCGGATTGCCCCCGGCTGCATCTGGGCGCGTGCTTCGCCTTGGATCGCCTGACGAACTGCGGTGGCGCTGTTCTTCGCCATCGCCGCGCGCAGCGCCATGGCGTCCGAGGTTTTTTGCAGCTGGTCGAACAGCTTCTTGGCGTCCGTCCCGAGCACGAGCCGCGCCTTCTTGAAGTTGTCCGGCGTGGTCAAGGCGCGCAGCGCGTCCAGCGCCTCCTTGGCCGCGTTCTGGCCGGTCTGGAAATCGAAGTTCCCGCCCTCGATCTCGGCAAGCGTCGTGCGCGCCCGGCCCATGACGCCCTCGATGGCCTCGCGCAGACCCTGCTTGGCCGCGTCTCGCGTCGATGTCGGGGCCCCGGCAAGGTTCATCGGAACAGGCAGGTTGCCCGCCGTGCCGCTGCGCCAGGTCTTCGACGCCTTCACCACGTCCTCAAGCTTTGTGCGCGGGCTGAGAAGGTTCAGGCCGGTCTCGAAAGCCTCATCCATCTGAAGCTTGTCCCCGCCGAGGCGCAGCGCGTTCTTGTAGGCCGGCACGGCGTCGGAGATCGCATCGCGCAATTGCGCCGCCAGCTTGGCTGCACGGTTTCCGGCCGCAGTCTTCCGTCCGAACTGGTCAACCTCACGGTTCGCGATTTCCCCGAGCGCCTTCTTGATCTCGTCAAGCTGCTGCACGTTCGGCATTTCGCGGAAGGTCACCGAGCCGTCATCAGCGATATCCGCGAGGATCTGGCGGTTCGTGACACCTGCCGCGCGCATCGCGTCGTTCGCCTCGTTCACTGCCGCCTGGACAGTGCGCGGCGGGATGCGGGACAGAACGTCTTCGATCTGCCGTCCCTCTGCCGCGTAGTCGATGGGCGAGGAATAGGCGCGATCGTAGGCGATGCGCCGGGGGCGAGCGGTAGCTGCTGCGATTCCTTCCGCCGTGCTGGACACACCGCGCGGCTGGCCAAGGGTGTCATCGAGCGACTTCTTGAACGCGACACCGGCCTCGTTCGCGCGCTGCTGGATGCGCTGAGTTGAAACCGCCAGAGCCCTGCCGCCAGTCTGCGAGGATGCATCAAGAAGGGAGCGCGTTGACTGCCCAGCGTCCGCGAGCATGGCGTCGTCTCCACCGCGCTGGATGACTTGCGCGGCCGCGTTCAGGTCATCATTCGCCAAGGCGGACCTCATGGTCCGAGCCGCGGGCGCGGAAACGCCGAACTCGTCCATAATCGTGCGCACGTCGAGCTTCTTGATGCGCGTTGCAACCGCCTTGATGCCAGCCGCACCGACCGGCAGAATCCCACCAAGCGCGGCCCCTAGTGCGGCCCCCGTTCCTGCTCCACGAATGGCTGCCTCTGTTCGCTGCCCCGGATCTGCACGCCCAGCTTCGGACGATGCCATTTCTGCCGCCGCAGCCGGTGCCGCTACTGCCGCCCCGCGCCCTGCTTGCGTGGCGAGGTTGCGGCCTTGAGATGCCCAGCTTACGCCGCCAGATACGAGAGGCGCGCCGTAGCCGATGCCGCCAACGATGTTGAGAGCCGTCGTCTCTCCGGGGCGCTCACGTTCCATCGCATCAGAGAGCTGATCCATTGCCCGGCCAGCCTGTGGGTTTACGACGCCAACGGCTTCATCAAGCCATTGTCCGACGAACGGAGCGCCTTGATTCACCTCTTGAGCGCGGGCCGCGATGGGGTGCTGAGCAATCGTCAGGCGGTCAGTCGTGGACTGCGCCACTTCCAGCGGCGTTGCCCCCTCCATGAGGCGAGAGACCGCCTCCGGATCGGTTGTGCTATATCCGGGGGATGCAAACACGCGAGAACCGTCTGCGCGCTCGATGATGCGACCTTCGTTCGCAGTCGTAGCGATGACACGCTCTTGTGGCTGCTGCTCGCCACCACCAATCATGGTTGCGACGGCCTGCGCAGCACCCTCCGGCGTTTCCCCGGTGACGCGGTACTTCTTCCCGTCCGGGCCGGTGATTTCATATGTCGCCATCAGTCGAGCCGCTGAATTGTGTAGGTTGATCCGCCGATATCCATCTGGACACTGCCGCCCTGCGGAACCGCCTCAAGGTCGGCTCTGAGACTGCCGAGCGGGTTCCCGAGCGCGCCGAACTGGCGGTCTGCCTCCGCGGCGTCGATACTGCCAAGCTGCCATTGCCGAGCAATGTTGCCGCGCTGCATGTCGTACTCTGCAATGGCGCGCAGATATCCGATGATTTTGCGGTTGCCATCCGGCGAGTTGATGATGCGTGGGAGCGATCGCTTGAACAGCGCAAGGTCCGCATCAGACATGGTTCCGGACCCAGGCGGGCGCTGCTGCGGGACAAGCTGGTTGATGATGGCGTCCGCGAGTTCAACATCGCTCGCGCCTTCCATCTTGAGGCCAAGGCTGGATGCCATCGAAGTGAGAGCGCCCTGCGCGCCCTGCGGGGCGTTTTGGAGGGCTTGGCCAAGCTGCTCGACAGACCCCATAGCGCGCTGTGCCTGCGCGCCTTGGGTCACGATGTCGCCAGCCTCCTTCGCCATGAGCTTGCCGGTTTCCTTGGCAAACTCTCCCTCGTTCGGGCCAGTGTTCACCGTGATGTTCGGCCCGGTGCCCTTGTACTGCTCTCCCGGCGGGATCGCTCCTGCCGCCTGATCGGCATAGAACTTCCCGGCCCCGGATTGCGGCTTGTACTGCGGGTTCATCGCATCGACGGCAGAAGCCGCGTTCGAAAGCGCCTCGATGCCACCCTTTACCGTCGCCGCGGTGGGCAGGAAGTTCTCGTAGCTGAGCTGTTCTGGTGTGAGGCCGAGCGCCTGAAGTTCCTGCGCGTTGGACTGCACGTATTGCGCGTAGGCCTCCGGACCCTGCCGGTAGGCCATGGCGGCGCCCTGAAGCCCGAGCGTGAGGCCTTCCGCGATCTTGGCGGCCTGTAGTGCGTCCATCTTGGCCGCGTGGGTCTCCATGTTGATACGGCCCTGCTGGCGGGCGTTGTCGAGCTGCTGCGTGGTGTATTGCATCTCTAGGCCCTGCCGCTCGCGGGCCATGCCGAGCCGGTCGCGCTCCATCTGAAGCTGTGCATCGGCCCGCGCGTCACCGGCCCGCTGCCGCTGCATGTCGAATGCGGCCATGGGGTCGATCTGGGCAAGCGCGTTCATCGCCGCCGGGTCTCCAGACGCGATGCCAGCGCCCTGCGTGCGGTAGAGGTCAGCCAGAGCGTTGCGCTGCCGGATTGCGGTCTGCTGCGCGCCGAGCTGCTGCCCTGCGCCGATGCTGCCTGCGAGGTCGAAGCCGTAAGGAGTAGCCATGATGTTGCCCTATCAGCTGAAGTAACCAGCCTTTTGCATTCCGTAGATGCTGGCCAGATTGCCCAGCGTGTTGTTCAGCGCGTTCGCCTGCCCGAGATACCCGGACGCCCGAGCGTCACCGCCTGCCATGAGAGCGTTGCCGATGATGTTGGCCCCGGTCTGGTATGCGGTGGCGTAGTTCGTGCCTGCCGCAGCCGTCTGGCTGGCAGCGTTCTGCCCCGTGGTCGAAAGCCCGCCGAGACGGTCTAGCCACGTGCCGTATTCCTGCCTCTGCCGGCCCTGCGCGTCCGTGGCCAGCGCGTTGAGAGTGGCCCCGCTGAGGCGCATCCCCCGCGCCGCAGCGTTGTTGTTGATGGCCTGCGCCGAGCGGTCCAGCCCGTACTGGAAGCCCGGCGTCTCTTGGAAGCCCTGGTACTCGTAGCCCGCCAGCGCGTTCGCCGCCTGCTGGGCCGCGTCCATCGTGTCGTAGCTCTGCCCGTTGACGCTGTAGGTCGTCGTGGGCGCGGCGGGTTGCGCGGCTGCCTGCTGAGCCACCGCTTGGCGCTGCTGGTAGGCTTCGAGCCCGTTCTGATTGTACCCGGCCAGCATGCCGAACAGGCCGGTCCCGAACGGGCTGTCCTCGGCCATGCGCCGCGCGGCCTGATAGTTAGAGGTCGTCCCCTGCCACGGGTCGGCCGGCATGGCTCCGATACCAGTCTGGGCGCCGGTCGTCGCTGCCGATGGCGTGCTGGTCTGCTCGATGATCTGCGGAACGGTCCCCGGGCGCGGGCCAAGGCCAAGCTCGTACTGGTAGGCCGCGAGCGCGTTGGTGCCTGCGTTGTACCACGGCTGTTGAAGCTCGACGTTCTGGTCGTAGATCCGCTCCTGGAGCTCAAGCCCCTCACGTTGGACCTGTGCCGCGTCAGCTGCCGCCTCGGCCTGAGCATCGGCACCCTCGCTCACAGAACTGCCAGAGAAGAGCCCGCCAACGATCGAGCCGCCAGCGAGGGCGCTTACACCATCAGGCATCGTTGAATTCCTTCCAGATTTCGTCAGGCGTTTCGGCGTAGTGGCGGTAGATCTCTGGACCGACCTTCTCGGCCCACTCGTGCCCGCCGATGATCCATGCAATGACGTGGATCACCTGATAGAAGGCCGCGCGGAGCATGTAGCTTTTCGCCACGTCCAGCTTGTCGCCTCGATCCAGCACGTTGGACGCCCGCCATTGCAGGTAGCAGGACAGCATCACAGGGCGCAGGATATGCCCCCAGCGCAGGAAGAACGGATCGTATTCCTTACGGAAAGCCAGCCATGAGAGCAGCGCGTTCGCGTCCTTGCAGCGCCCCTCGTCTTCGAGGTCGTCCCACTCCTGAATCGCCTCGTAGAGATCGAGAACGAAGCGCGCGGCTTCCTCGTCGCCGCGGCACCATCCTAGGAGTTGCTCGTGCATGGGTCACCCGTGAATGTCGCCGCTGAGGCGCATCGAGATCGTGGTGGTCGTGGACGCTGCCGCCTGCACCGTATCGCCGGGTTCGAGCGTCTGGCCGACGAGGTACTGAAGCCCGACCGATGCACCATCCGCCAAGCTCAGGCCTTCATAGACCTTGTTGTCATCCCCGGCGCTGTCGCCACTCGGAACCACGTAGACATCCAGCGTCACCGCCCCGCCGGAGCCGTTGAACGCGGTCGCCGCGGTGATCGTGGTGTAGGTGTTCGTGGACGTGTAGACCGCCGCCGCCGCATCAGTGGGTTGGCCGACATAGAGAGAACGTCGAGACATCAGGAATACTCCGCAAAGGTCAGGTCAATGTCCGGGGGCGCGTAACTCGCGAAATCCAGCGACGACGACCTGTCACCGTATTCGGCAAAGGTCAGGTCGATATCAGGAACCTCATAGCCAGCGAAGGTGAGGCCGGAGAACGCCACATCGTAGCCAGCGACAGTGATCGGTAGGCCAGACCCTCGATAGTCAGCGTAGGCCCCGATTGGGGCGGATGCACCAGCGCCAGTCGCCGCGGTGTTGATGTCCGTCCGGGTGCGCAGAAGGTCCAGCCATCGCGCAAACTCCGGCGTCATCTGCAACTTCATACCGTTCGGCATCTGCGCGATTGCGCCGGGTCGCGGATACTGCGGAAGGTTAGCCATATGTCACCACCTGCCGTACTTAGCCAAGGCGTTTTGAGTCGACCCGCCAAGCGCAGACCTGTTCATTGCTCTCTCTTCGCTAACACCCATAGTCGGATATCGCGGGAAATGCTTTCCGCTTGCAGCCTCATACTCTATTGCCAAGGCATTCGCCTGCCATGGCTCAACAACGACAGGCTGGCCGCTTGGTGTCCACCAAATCTGAGGGATATTCCAATATCCGAAATCAGGAGCTCGTTCGGTCATCAGATACTCTGTTGACGGCCCACCAAATCCTACATCCCTTGGGGTGTCACGGCGCGGGTCAAACGGGTGGAAGAGCATTGATAGCGCGTTGTATTGCTCAGCCATATCGCACCGCCCCGCCGATCACGTCGCGCTTCACCGGGTCAGTCACCCGAAACCGGATCTTCCCGCGCCGGAACTGACCGAGAGCATGCCACGTCACGCGCTGGCCGTAGTGCCCAAGGTCCGCCAGATCGCGCCACCGCTCCCGGCCCCAAGTCGCACCGTCGTTGCTGACCTGAAGCATGCACTTCGGCTGCCGGCCGAGACCGCCCGTCCCGCTGTCAACGTCGATGTGCAGCCGAGATACCCGGAAGAGCTCGGCGCCGTTCATCTGAAGCGGCGTTTCGAACTCACCAAGCAGGTAGTCGCCGAAGTCCTGGTACGTCGTCTCGCTCGATACGGCCAGCATACCGTTGTCGCAGCCGAAGTAATCCACGCCATCCAGCCGAACCCGGCAGAGCGCTGACCACGGGTAGTAGTCGATGCCCTTAGCCCGCTCATGCCACAGGCGGGTGACCATATCGAAGACGAACGTTGTGCCATTCTCGCGCGTCACCGCGTAGAACTCGTGCCCACGCTCCGAGAATGTGAACCCGCCGGATACCGTCGATTGGCTCAGTGCGTCCTTGATTTCCGGGGTGCTGATGACCTCCGGAGATCCGCCGAAATTCCGCATCACCTTGCCGTCAGGCGCGACCCAGTAAACCGCGCTGTCGGCCTTCGCGATGGTGCGGCCATTGATGCACCCGTGCTCGATCAGAGCGGCCCGGTTCGGCGCGAATGGGAAGTCCACATCCCCGCTGTTGTACCACGTCTCCACGGTCTCGGTGCCGAACAGGTGGATCTGGCCATGATCCACGATGGCGCCGACTAGATCGTCAGACCGGTATTCAGCCGCGGCGAATTGGGCAGCGTCGAAGGTGCTGGCGTCATCTAGCGCAGAGACCTGCATGATATCGCCAAGGCCAGCGCCGACGCCGATGACGACCATGTAGCCATCCGACTCCACGACAGCGACGGGCGTATCCACCGCGCCCGGCGAGACCTGCGTTGTCGTGGCTCCGTCGCAGACATAGTAGCGCCCGCTGACAACCACCGCGATCTGCGTCCGGTTCGCCGCCATGTAGGTTTCGCCGTCCGTGATGGTCCCGACATTCGTTGCGGTGCCCCCGGAAATCTTCCAGATCCGCCCTCCGGCGCAAGCGAAGATGACGCCATTCAACTGGAGAGCATCACGCACCGGGCTCAGTGTACCGGTGTCTGTCGTGCTGACCATGCCGCCGCGCCCGAGCAAGACGCCCGGCGTTGCCCCGTCAGAAGGCCGCAGGAAATAGTTCACCAGTCGCTCGCCACTGTAGGCGTAGCTGCCCGGCTTGGACTGGCGCGCGAGGATCGAGAGCATCAGTAATACTGTGCCCGCTTGGCCGCGTTCTCTTCGGACTCTGAGACAGTCCCGTCCTCGTCAAGGTCGCGCCAGTCTTCCCTGTCATCCGGGAGCGTGTAGGAACGGATCTGCCCGATGGCGCGAGCGAGATTAGGCCCCTGAACGAGGTAGATCGGAGCGACAGCCGCAGCCGCCACAGAAGCCCAAGGAACGAGCAGCGCATCAGGAACGGTGTTTGCCGTGTAGGTCAAGCTGAGCGAGTGATCTGTGTTGATCCGCTCGAACTCGGCTTCATATGCATTCCGCACGACCTCGAAATCATCAGCGGCAAGGTTCTCCCCAACGGAAAGAACGCCGATCTGACGCATCGCACGGGTGCAGATATCAAGCGTCGTCTTGGTCATCGGTCTTCGGCTTTCTGCCGCGCTTCACTTCCGAAAACTCCGGCCACGAAGCCAGCTTTTCGGCCAGCGCCGCGTCTTTCGGGTCATCGTCGGAAAGCTCCACGGCCTTGCCCTTCTCAAAGGTGACGTGGCGCACCGTGACCTCATCGCGCGGCCCTTCGTATTTGAGTTTCATGATAAAGCCTCCTGATCTTGAGAAAGGGGCCAGTTTCCCGGCCCCTCGGAAAGATCAGCTGTCTGCGACGTCGCTGAAATAGCCGGTCACGACGCCGTGCTGCTTCAGGTCGTCTGTGTCGCCCGCGCCCGAGCCGAAGGTCAGCTTTTCGATGCCGTAGATGGCGCGCATCGCCACGCCGACCTTGTCGCCGTAGTCGCGAGTTTCGGTCTTCGAACCCCAGCGCTTGGCAAAGCCGACGCCGAGGGCTTGCGCACCGCAGAGGTAGACCGGCGCCACGTCCGAGGTAGAAGCGCCCACGCCGGTGTAGCCGGTGATCTCTGGGATTTCCCGGATGATCATGCCGTCCCACTCGATATCGCCGCCCTGGAAGAGCCGGTTGTTCTGGTTCCGAAGGGTGACTTCACGCTGCGCCTGCGTGATGGTCGTGTTGGTCTTCAGGTCGCGGAACGTGTTCACGCCGGCAAAGACCACGTAGTACTCGCGGTCGCCATCAACGCGGATCGGCCGGATCTTCGGGCTTGCCGAGAGAGCCATGCGCTTCATCAGCGACAGGGCATCCGGGGTCAGACGGTCGGCGGTCGTGTCGATGTTCAGCAGCGAAGCCGAGTGGTCGTTGCCAGAGTTGTTGGACTTGGCAGCGCCGAAGAGAACGCGGTCTGCGTTATCCGCGAGCCATGCGTCCTTCTGGCCTTCCGAGGCCGAGCCATAGGCCACACCATTGATCGACGCCAGCGCGGTCAGGATCAGGTCACGGGTGTGCTCCATCGACCAGTCCATCAGCACCGGGCGCGCGGCGTTGCGCAGACCGATTGCCGACTTCTGCTCCTCGATCTCCGGCACCACGACGCCATTCCGGTAGAGCTCGACCGTGAGAGCGTGCGAGCGGCTCACCATGTCCTCTTCGGCGCCTTCCAGCGCGGCCGAGCCGGTGACACCATTGCCGGTCAGGCGGTTGATGAGGGAGAAGGTCAGGGCATCGCCCTTCTTCTTGGTCAGGTCTTCCTTGACCTGGATCATCGAGCCGGCCGACTTGCCCATGTACTTGGCGAAGCGGTTCTTCTGGATGTATTCGAGGAAGTACTTGTCGTCCCACTGCTGCGGCGTGAGACCAGTTGCTGCTACGGTATTCGCCATCTGGCGTTCCCTTCATGATGAAAGGGCGGTCAATCCGGCAGGATGCTGTCCAAAGCAGTGAAGGACGGCGGTGCCGGAGGGGTTCGCCCACCGATTGAGGTTTCGTTTGCCATCGACGGGGCAGACTTGATCTGCTTTGCCGTCTTCTCGGCTTCGAGTTCTGCGAGGATTTCGGCGCGAAGCTTTTCGCGGTACGCCTTCGGGTCGTTGCCGACCTCTCGGGCCACCTTCTGCTGCTGGTAGATGCTCACCGCCTCGTGGAAAGGCGACGGGCTCTTGAGCAGTGCCTGGGATTGCTCCGGGTGTTCGTTGAAGTATTCGAACGCCTCTTGAACCACGTCAGCCCCGAACTCGCGCTCTGCGAGGAAGCGGGACGTTTCGAGCTTCTGCTGCATCATGGAGCGCGTGAAGTTGCTCTCCATGTGCCGCTGGTAGCCCGCCGGGTCCTCGAACACGTCAGGCGCCTTTTGCGGCTCACGCTGCTGCGTGAAACTCCGCTCCATTTCCTGACGCTTGCGGCGCTCTTCCCGAAGCGCGGCCTTGATCCCTTCCAGCTCGCTTTGAGACTGGTCGGGCTCTTCTGCTGGCTGTTCCGGTTCGGTCGGGGCTTCCGACGCCTCCGGCTCTTCCTGTTGCGGTTGCTCTTCTTCCGTGGTCTCGGAGGTCACGACCTCTTCGCCCACGAGATCCTCGAAGTTCTCGTCAGCCATTGTCTCGCCTGTATCGTTGGAGAGGTTACGAAACGCCCATATCGCTGGCGGCGCGTGTCGCCCGGAAACCCCGGCGGCGGGCTCAGTACCCCAAGGCAAGCCGTTGGGTCTCGACAAGCGTCTTGCGCGTGTCTGCGACCGTCTCGGCTGTCTCGGCTCTGATCTTGTCTGCATCCGCGAGTGTCTTCTCAGCGGTTGCCATGTCTCGTTGCGCGGAAGCTGCCTTGCTCCGCATCTCGGCTTCGGCCTGCATCTGTGCCATTTGCGCCTGAAGCTGTGCCATCTGCTGCTGCATTTGCCCGGCTTGGCCTTGGCCCTGCTTCTGCTGGTCCAGCCAGTCAAGGATCTTCTGCTTCTTGTCCGTGCGCAGAGGAGATGCCTCGATGATCAACTCCAGCGGCAGAATGCCGCCTCGGGCCGTGTCGATGTCCACAAGCTGCTGGAAGGTCTCAGCCTCAAGGGTCACCGTGTCAGGCACTTCCTCGAGGATGATATCGACTTCCATTTCCTCGACCATGTTCTGCCGGCCGATAACCTGCGTGAGCCTCGGATCGCCTGGGCCAATGCCCCGGCTCTGCACGAAGGCCCGAACGTCTTCCTCGGGCTGCTGAGACAGGAAGTCCTGCACGGTCACCGGCTGGTTCAGGCCGACAAAGCGCACGTTGCGCTCATCGTCTGTGACCCTGATCCACTTCGGCGCGGTCCAGAGTTGGCGGATGCGCTGCCAGATTGCCTCGAACACCCGGCGCGTGAACCGTTTCAGCTTGTCCACAAGCGGCGTGATGCCTTGCATGGCCCCCTGCTGCTTTGCCAGAACCGCGCGCCCGCTTTCGCCATCTGCCGCGCCCATCAGAGCCTCGGTCGCGCCCATGTTCTGCAGCGACTGCTTGGCCTCCTGAAGAAGCTGGAATTGCCCGAGAGCAAGGTCGCCTGTCTGCTGCACCTCGAACGGGCGCATTCCTACGCGGCCGGCATCCTCGAACGCTTCGATATTCACCTCGACGTGCCCGTCAGGCTTGGCCATCTCGCGCTTCATGGCGGCGACGGAATCCAGCGCGCCCTTGACCCCGATGGTCTGCCGGCTGGTGAGCAGGTGCAGCGCCTTCGACCGGCGCTTGTTGATCTCGTCCTGCTGGTCAAGCATCTTGAGCACTTCGCCATAGCGGCGGTTTTCGCGGTCGATATATGCCGACTGGAGGATCAGCGGGCAGACGCTTTCACCATCCTCATCGACATAAGGGCTCTCGCCCTCTTCGAGGATCACACCCTTGGTGAACTTGACCCACTTCCACTTGCTATCCTCAAGGTAGTACATCAGGACGCAGCGAATGCGGTTGCGCTCGCGGTCGCCCCAAAGCTCGTAGCGCGGGCGGTCCTCGTAGGTCTCGCCGAAGCTGCCGTACTCGTTCACAACTCCGGTCAGCGCATCCGCCATCTTGGGATACTTCTTCGCTGTCTTGTCCTTGTCAGCCCAGATGACCGCGCCGAGATAGGTCGCGTCAGAGAAGTCGTCCATGCGGCTGTGAGGGTCGTAGAAGAGGCGATCCCAGGCGTAGTGGTTCACCACGATCTCAGGCTCGCCGCGCTTCATTACGTGCGTGACCTCGACACCGCCGAAGCCCTCGATCAGCATGTTCTCCCACACCGCCGAGCGCTTTGCCGGCCACTCGGCATTGTCGCAGACGTAGCGGATCGCATCCGTTGCGGCTTCTGCGCCCTGTTGGTGCTGAGGGGTGCGCGGGAATGCCTTCGGGTCCGTCCTGCTGTTCATCTCCTGTCCGATGAGCCAGTTGACCTTTCCGGCAATCACGTTGTCCACGAGTGGCGCTTGCCCACGCTTGCGGAGCGTCTGCGCCTCTTCCTCGGTCCACTGCTTGTTGTCGAAGTAGTCCCGGCACCGCTCGGACACCTGACGCGCCGTGTCGCTCGCCTGCTCTGCGGCCTCGAACATCTCCACGAAGGTCAGGCTGTTGTCGCTCACGCGATCTTCCATGTCTCGCCCTCGTCCTCATCTTCGCTGTAGCCGTAGTCACGGCGGCGCGGGTTTGCGTCTTCTCGCTCAGACGGCTTGATCAGCTTTCCCCGGCGGTGCAGCCCTTCGACCGCATATCTCAGCGCGTCGATTGCATGGTTGTTCTTGTCCTCGATGACGGGCAGGATCTCCTCCGTCCTCGGGTCTGTCTTGTAGGCGTAGGACCGCATCTCGCGGATCAGGTTCACGCAGGCCGGGTTGATCACGATATCCATGCCCTGCAGGAACGTGACGCCATCCTCGATGGAGCCTTTGCCCTTCTTCGCGGAGCGTATCTTCGGGAAGCCGTGCCGCCGCACGTAGTCGATTGTCTCAGGCCGCGCGTTGTCGCCCCGCATCGGCCACTTGCGGGCGTCTGGCAGGCCATTGAGAAAGCCCGGAAGCGCGTCTGTCGGAATGCCTAGCCCGTAGACCTCTGCGTCAACGTACAGCGTCCGCTCATCCGGTATGCAGCACCGAAGCCCCGCGGTCTCGTCGTTGGCAAAGCCCCAGTCCGCGCCATAGAACCACACCACGTTGTCAGGCGGCGTCATCTCGTCCACGCGCCAATTGCGGAACACACGGGCTTCTGAGAGCGCCCTGTACTGGCCTTCCCAGACGTGCGCGTATTTGTCAGGGTCACGCTTCTTGTCGCGCTCCATGTCGCTGCGAAGCTCTTCCGGGAACCACGGGTTGTCGTCCCAGTTCACCAGCTTCACAATCGCTCCGTCTGGAGGGTGCTTGCGCAATTCCTCGTCAATCGGGTCGTCAGGGTTTTCCGGGTTCCAGCTCGCCCAGATCTCCGAGCCTTCCTTTCGGATCGTGGGCGTCAGAAGCTCCAGCGACTTGCGGCTGATCGTCTGCGCCTCTTCGATCCAAGCAGCGTCGAAGCCCTCCAGAGACTTGATGCTTGCCGCCGTGTGGTTCTGCATCCCTCGGAAGATGATGCGCGATCCGTTGAGCCCGGTTATTTCCGCCTCAGTGACCTTGAAGAACTCGGCCAGCCCGAATGAGGATATCTTGTCCTCGATGAGCATCTTGACCGAATCCGCGATTGACCTTTGGACCTCACGGACACAGACGAGGCGGAAGCCTGGGCGTTCCGCGCATCTCAGGACAGCTAGCCCTGCGAAGCAGTGAGACTTGCCAGAGCCGCGTCCGCCATAGAGACCCTTGTACCGAGCCGGAGCGAAGTAATCCTTGAAGTATCTCGGAAAGAGAACTTCCGGCTCACTTGAAGCCAATCTTGATCCCCACGGGAATGTCGCCGCCGTCTGGGCCGCTTACTTCCGTTGCCTGCTTTGGCTTGCCGTCGAGACGGTCTCCGATCTCCTTCAGCGCGCTCACGTCGCCTGCAAGTCCAGCGTCAACAAGGCAGTCCGCGAGGCGGTCAAGCTTCTTCGGCTGCCCCTCTTCGTCCTCCATGCGACGGTTGACTGCACGACGCACAGCATCTGCCCAGAATTTCTCGCCTTTTCTACCAGCCATTATTGAAGCCTAACGATTTGCGGCCTCTTAATTTTCGGCCGTCAGTCTGTCATACAATTCCGCGTCCTCATCGTACCACGCGAGAACCTGCTCAAATCCCGGCGCTGCTTCGATCTCTTCTGGCGGGAATGCGTATGGCCACGCGTTGCGGTGAGGCGTCTTTCCTCGGAACCCGATTGCCTTGAGGGCGTCTTGCATCCTCTCCATGGGGAAGAGGCTGAGAGAGTGTGCGAAGCCGTCTGAGTTGAGGTATGCGCTTTGCCGGGTGAAGACTGCCGCGAAGTCTGGGCCGTTCATGATGCACAGCCTTATTGCGCTCTTGGCTGTGTGCTCACTGCGGCGGAAGTGGAAGTTGATTGCGCTGGTGAGGCGCTGGCGCGGGTCTCGGATGATTGCCACGACGTGAGGGTTTTCGCACTGAGCGCGGCGTATGCTATCCGCTATGTCGTAGTGCCCTGATGCCGGCGGGTTCGTCTGTCCTGTTACCATCTGCGCTGCCCAGTGCAGTGAGCGGCTACCTGCCTTCGGTATTTCCAGAGCGATGGTGTTGAGTAGCGGGATGTATGCCAAGCGTCACCCCCGAAAAGCAAAGCGCCCGCCGGTTTCCCGTGGGCGCCCACAATATCGCTTTGCGATCATACTGCCGTGTTCGCCGGATATGTCAACCCACCTCGTCGGCAAGTGCCTCTAGCGCCAGTACGAATGCCCTGCCGTGCGGCGTGAGTACGTCGCCCTTGTGCAGCGTGACCAGACCTCGTGAAGCGTTCCAGAGCGCGTTTCGGTGGGCGGCGCAAAGGCATTGCGTGTAGCCCTTCCATCGCATCCAGGTATTCACGGCGTCCCGGTGGCGGTCGTCCTCGCTGCGGAGATCTGGCGGCGCGTCGTCGGCGCTGGTTTCCAGCCGCTCGGGCTCCATCTCGATCTTGGCCGTCTTTGCGTGGATGCTCTTGCCAAGCACGATCCGGTGGTATCGTTCCTCTGCCGCCGTGAGGCCCCTGTAGGCGTCGAGTAGACGCTGCCGCGCCTCGCCCTTGCGGTATAGCGAGATAGCCCTTCCTGCCTCGTCTCCGTAGCTCTGCGCGCGCATCTCGTCCCGGTCTTCCCTGCTGTCTGGGTTGACGCCGATCATTCTGGCCCGCGCCTCAAGCACCGTGCGCTGCGCGTCGTCTGCCCGCTCTTGGTCGATCTCCACCATTCTTGCCTGCCCTCTGAGTTTTGCCTTGGGCTTGCGCGGGACGCCGGCCAGCTCCGGCAGTTTCAGCCGCTCGCGCTTGTCCAGCGTCTTCTGTGCCCTGCGGCGTGTCTTGCTGCCTGCGCCCATCACTCTGCGCCTTTCTGCTCTGCGGCCCCGTAGAGCGCCGTCTTGCCCTCTCGGCTACCCTTGCCGCCGAAAGGTCCGACTTGCGCACCAGCGGCGCTAAATTCGGGCTCTACGTTCAATCTTGGCGCCCACCAAGCCAGCGCCCTGCGGTATGCGTTTGTCTCGAAGCCTTGCTCGGGGATGTGGTTGCCTGGTTTGGGCTGTGGTGTGATGGTCATTTCACATCACCGTGCCGGCCTTCCTCATATTCGCTCATCTGCTCGATACGAATGATGATCGCGCGCTTCAATCCCTCCGCCGCGAACCGGTTCCATGCCAAGCAGTTTCGCGCCAGCTTAGCATGAGCCATGGCTTGGTCGATGTTCTCTGCGTGGATGTTGATCCCGACTACCTCGCTCTCATCGCCGTCTTTGTATCCTTGTACCTTGACTTCCACGGTATAGGTTTTCATCTCTCGTCCCTCTCGCTCAAAATCCACAGATCACCGACGACCCTTACCGTCTTCTTGATATTCAGAACCGGTCCGGTCTCGAAGCCATCCACGGCTATGAACCTGCAGTTCTCGATCACAGGCCCATCCAGCATCTGAGCGCCTATGACGATGGTTCGATCCACGTAGAAGGTTTGGCCTTTGACGATCCCTGTCGCTGCCAGGCGGTAGAAGTCTTCGACGCCGAGGCGTGCCGGTATCGTCGCCTTGATGGCGGTCGGGATATTGGCGGAGATGCCTGCTACCACCGCGCCTCTCAAAAAGTCCCTACGCTTCACTGCTTGGCCTCCTCTAGAGCGATGAGGGCGGAGAGGATGGCCAGCAACCACGCGCGGGCCGGTGAAATTTCGCGATCCTCCACCTGAATTACGCCCGGCTTTCTCGCCATCTCATCCGGGTACGGCCATACGCGAGCGCCATACACGCCAGCGTTCCAGCCCCACCCCGGCAGCACCGCTTCGTGCAGCGCCTTGGCCGCGTCGAGAGAGCCTTCGAATGCAGCGCGGGCGGTAAGCCCTAAGTCATCGGTGATTGATGACTGGTATGGGAAAACCTGTCGTGCTGGCGCATCTGCGCGGAAATCCCACTCCCCCGCCTCCACCTTGGCCTTGAGGGCGCGTAGTGCTTCGAGGCGGGCGGTCATGCGCTCTCTCCCTTCTTGTCGCTGGATGCTGAGAGGGCGGCGTCGGTTTCCGGCGCCAGAATGTAGTCCATCGCATCGAAGAACGCCGTATTAATCGCCCCGGCGTCACTCGACGATACAGCTCCGAAGTGATCTCCGCGCCAAAGTGACAACGCCCACTTTCCCGCCTCCCGCAGCCTGTCCCGCTCGGCGCGGAGGGCGAGGACTTCGCTGGCGAGGTCCGGGGCCTTGTCCGCAAGAGCGGCGTCGGCGGCGTGGGTGAAGCTTCCGATGCGCTTCCGCGTTCCGTCAGGAAGGATCGCGCTGCTGTCGTGCGAGGTGTCCCATTCACTGAACGGCGTGCCTTTCGCCTCCTCGCAGTAAGCCGGGTGGAACTGGACGCGCTTTCCCGGTGTCGCAGCATCCACCAGCCGCTGTAGCTCTTCGATCGTCATGGTCATGTGCGTTCCTCCTGCGGCTCGTATCGCCAGTCGCCGCTGGCCTTCAGTTCCTGCCGTATGCCGTCGATGACCGTGGCCACCGGATCGGGCGCGCCTTCGATCAGCCGGTCAGCCAGAGCGTCTATCCCTGCGCGGCCTCCTGCTCGGTAGGCGTTCGTCTTGCGGTGCTGGGCGCGGGTCATTGGGTGGCTCCGGCTCTGTCGGTGATGGATGCGTAGAAGGCCATGCGCTTCGATTTCTCATCGGGCTTGCCGTGCTGAGAAGGGGTGCGAGGCTTCAGCTCGGTCACCTTCGCCCCAGCGGTGCGCTGCATGGCGCTGTCGAGACCCTTCGGCCCGTTCGGCGGGTTATCGTGGCGCTTCCGGCATTCCCGGACGGTCGAGATGATCTCGGCGTCAGTCAGCCCAAGCTGCGATCTCCACCGGCCGACGTGGATCACCGCTGCTGGTGGCATCCAGTAGGTTGGCATCGAGCCGTTTCTGATTCCGGCTGCCGAGAGAACCTCGTCGTAGAGTTCGTCGTCCGACCGCGCCTCGCGCGCACTGCTACTGCTGTTTATTGATGGGTTGGGTGCACATTCTGCGGGGTTTTCCGACCGATTTTGCGGGGTTTTCGCGGAATACGGTGTTTTTCCTGCGGGGTTTTCGTTCGATACCCCGCACGGTTTACGGTGTTTTTCCTGCGGGGTATTTGTGTCTTCGAGGCCCACAGACACAAGATATCGAGACGGCTTGTTGCGCCCGCCGCCGGCCTCAAGGAGCTTGATCTCGCCCATTTCGACCAGCTGCTTGAGGGCCTTTTGCACGGCCCGTTCGCTGGAATTCGTCCACTCGCAGATCGTAGAAACAGCGGGCCACGCCACGCCATGATCACCCGCCTTGTCGCATAGGCAGAGCAAGACAAGCCTCGTCACCCCGGTAGAGATCGATGCCGCGACCGCGGCCGATGTGACCGATACACTCATGCTCCCGCCTCCCAGATGCGGTTGAAGGCGACGTTGCACATGACGTGAGCGGTCCCGATGCCGCCCTGACGCTGCTTCGCCACGATGATTTCCAGCTTGTTTCGCGCGTGGTTCAGGGCGCGCTCGTGCGCATCGAATTCCTCCGCGTCCTGCGGCTTCTCGCGCTCCAGGTAGTATTCGTCGCGGTAGCAGAAGAGCACCGTGTCTGCGTCCTGCTCCAGCTGCCCGGACTCGCGCAGGTCGCTCATCATGGGGCGCTTGTCCTCGCGCGTCTCGACTGCTCGGGAGAGCTGAGACAGGGCCACCACGGGCACGTCCAGCGTCCCGGCAAGGCGCTTGAGCGAGGTGCTGATCTCCGTGATTGTCTCGTAGCGGCTGGCGGCGCGGCTGGCGCGCATCAGCTGCACATAGTCCACCACGACGAGGCGAAGGTTACCGCCAAGCCGTGCGCGGGCCTGCTTGGCTCCGGCCATGAGCGCGCCCACATCGGCATAGTCGCGGGGCATCATGAAAATCGGAAGCTCCGCGATCTCCTTCATGGCATCAGCGAAGGCGTCCCGGTGCATGTCGGTCCAGTTGCCGGAACGCAGATCGCGGTAGGACACGGCCTTGCCTCGCGCTGCCATCGCCTCGGAGACAGCCCGCAGCGCAATCGCTTCCGGCTGCATCTCAAGAGAGCAGAAGGCCACACCCTCGCCGCGCCGGGCAGCGTTCAGCGCGAGGTTGACGGCGACGGCGCTCTTGCCCATCGACGGGCGCCCGCCGAGAAGCACCAGATCGCCGGGGTAGAAGCCTCCCACGATGCGATCCAGAGCGTTGATACCAGAAGGCACGCGGTTGCTCTGCTCGCCCTGCTGCGCGGCCCACGCTTCCTGTGCGGCCTTGGTCACGGCGGATGTCATTGAGACAAGCCCGCGACCCTGCCCCGGCTCGATGACGGACAGAGCCGCCTCAAGGCGCCCGGCCACCTGCGAAGCCTCATGCTCTCCGGTCATCACCTCGCGGGTGGCCGCGTCCGTTGCCTCGATGACAAGGCGGCGGCGACGAAGCTCTGCGAGGTGGTGGCAGTAGTCCTTGAACTCGAAGCGCGAGGCTGCGCTGCCGGAGATGCGCGCGAGATATCGCGGCCCGCCGATATCCTTCATGCCGTCGTGATGCGCGGCCCACTCCTGAAGCGTCACAGGTGACGCGAGGATACCGTCACGCTCAAGGTGAGCGATGCGCTGGTAGAGCGCCGCGTGGACCGGATCATAGAAGAGATCAGGCCCGCCGGCCGTCGCCGCTATCGAGACGTTCGAGTTGTCCAGGAGGATTGCCCCGAGCACCCTCTGCTCCGCTTCCGCGCTGAATACGCTCGGCTGCTCCTGCTCCGGTCTCAGTCTCACGATCTCGCCCATTCTCTGCTCCGTCTGCTGCACGCTCGACAAGGCGGCGCGCTATCGTTCCGATGTGTTGAAAGGTCACTGGTTGTGCTCCTTGAGCTCGACGCGAAGCACCTTGGCCCTCGCGATGACTGCGGCGCGCTCGCCCGGCGCTTCCGGGCAGGTCTTGCGCAGCACCTCGTCGTTGAGGCGCCACCAGACGCCGCGGAGGTGGTCAGCATCCATTGCTTCGATGCGGGACAGCGTGTCGCTCATGCCGTCACCTCGAACACCTCGATCACCACAGCGCCGCCTTTGACGGGCTCGCCCTTGGACATGGAAATGGTCCAGCTGCTGTCATCCACGCCGGTCGCGTCTGCGATCCCGTCTAGGCCGGATTTCAGGTTCGCCAGCATGTTGTCGAGATCCTGAGCCCTGCGGCTCGGCGGGTTGAACGTGATGCGCAGAGAGAGGCTGTCAGAGGCGATTTTGCGTAGTCCCTGAGCCATGCAGAGGAACGCGGCGTCCGAGCGGTATTTCTTCGCGTGGCGCGCCTTGATGCTCCAGTGGCCTCTGGCATTCGGAGATAGGGCCGAGGGAGGCCAAGGCAGGGTGATGGTGGTGCCCATCAGTGCATCCTCTCGCGCTGCATCCGTTTCACGCAGCAGTCTTGGATGCGCAGGCGCTCGGCGTGGTCATCCGCGATCAGGGCTTTGCGGCGCTCGATGCGGTCGTGCTGCTTTGCCAAGCGCCGAAGCTGTCGCTCGTCAGCGAAGCGAAGCCATTTCGCCTTGAGGCCGAACAGGTCGCGGCGCTTCTCTGCCGGTTGCTGTCCAGTAGATTTCACTGGACACGATGCGTTGAGAATGGGTGCGGTCATGCGAAACACTCCCCACCATTGGCTTGGCATAGCGCGTCCTCTGTTTCGAAAATCCAGTCGCCTTGAGCCTCCACGAAGAAGCGTATCTCCCTGCGGCTGTAACGTTTGGAAAACCGAGCCCCGTTACCGAGCGTCCAGTCGGAGGTCATCATCTCCATGTCTTCCCACCACTGATGACGCTCAGGGTAGTCCCGCGCGATCATGGACAGGTGCGCTTCGCTCTTTAGGAAACACCCATCGCAGTTTCCGAGCGCGGTGTTCCCATTCACAGCGAAGAGCCGAAGATCGAAGTCCTGCCTACGCCAGAACAGTGCAACGTCATGGCGGGACACGTTCGCATCAGCCAAGGGATACCAACGCTGCCACCGCTCCTTCTGGGGCTCACGATTGACGCGCTTCGGTTCGTCTGCGCGGATGCCAAGAGCCGAAATCCAATTGCCCCAACCCTCAGAAACCAGGAACTCTTTTGCTGGGCGCACCTTCAGTTCCGAGGTGCAGAATCTCGTCTGTTGATTTGGCAGATACTGCTTCTTGCGGATCAGGGCCTCGAACGGCTCACCATTCCGGCTGGCGCTATTGTGCGACACAACCTCGAAGCGCTCGCGAGGGTCCACCCGGCGTCGGTACTCCACCCAAGTGATAGGGATAGACCATCGATCAGAGCACTGTTGAACGAAGTCCAACGTCTCTGGCATCTCGCGCCCTGTGTTCGCAAAAACGACTTTGGCCCGCTCAGGGATGCCGCCGTTCGCCTCCGCGATCTGGTGAAGCATGTACCCGCTCGTCCGTCCTCCGGAGAAGCTGATCTGAACGTTTCCATCCGGTAGGGTGTAGGGGCTCATGCATCCCTCCACATCTTCGAGCGGTCCTCGCCACCGGCTGCGTGGATCCTCTTCCCGCCAGCCTGCGCCGACATGCGGCGGGCGATTTCCTGCTCTCGGAATTGTGCCAGGGTGATGCTCTTGCCTTTAGAACCCACAGGGCGCGGGGATAGGCCAAGGCGGTCTCGGCGCTTGTGAATGGATTGCTTGTGCCGGTAGCCGAAGAACTCGACCATCTCGCGCACGTTCACACCGGCCAGCCACATGCGGCGAAAAGTGTCCTCGTTTGCCTTCGGAACGATGCCGGTGACGCGCGGGGCTATACCAAGCTCCGCCCGCTTCCAGCTCAGCGTGGAGCGATCGATCCCGAGCATGTCGGCAACCTTCTTCGTCGGGATGCTGCGATTGGCCCAGATGGGGGCAAGCGTTTCCGCGGTGATTTTCGAGGTCTTACCCATGCTGCCCTCTCAGAAAAGCGCCGAGGCCGAAGCCCCGGCTAGTTCCAACAAGGAAGTTCCCCGGATTGCCCGCCGGGTCGGGATCTGATCCGGGTCATTGGCCACGCGGACCCGGAAACGCGTCACTCGCAGCGAGGAGCCGCTGCTGGCCATGCCGCCGGTGTCTTCGTGAGTGGTGGCGGCGGCGAATAGGCGCGCGGGACATGACAGGGAGGAGGAGAGGCCCGCCCCGCGCTGACCGGTCACGAGGGGACGACCGGTGTTCTGTGTGTGGGAGCTCATCCCTGCACCTCCCAGGGCGCGGCGGGCAGATGCACAGGTGCGCAAAGCCGGACGCTGCTGTTGGAGGTGGCGTAGGGCACATGGGCGACCTTGAGGCCGTTCTGCACCTCAGAGCGGAGGGGCTGCCACGCTGTCTCGTCGGCCCGCTCTATGGGGCGCATGACAGGGGGACGGCCGAGGAGGTCTGTGGCGTAGCTCATTCGATGAACCCCTCCCCACAGGAGGTGCAGTGAGCCCTCATGTGGTTGTTGGCCCCGATGGCGCACCCGACTTGCAGAGCATCCTTGACCCCGCACCACGGGCACGTGGCCTTGGCGCTGGACAGCTTGTGCGCTACCATCTTCCGGCGCATTTCATTGATGGCTGATAGTCCCGCTACGAAGCGATCCATATGCACCCGCAGCGCGGCCCGCTCCGCCTCGATTTCCTCATCCGTCTTCCTGTCCAGCTCGGGACAATCGAACAGAGGGGTCTCGTCGGAGATTTTCTTTGTGCAAGGCAGGCGCAGGGCAATTCCGAAGTCAGAACCCCCGTTGCATCGCCTCGCCCACGCCCTTACGTCGCGACCCTTGGCGCACGATGGCCGGGAATCCGAGAAGAGGCCTTGGAAGTGTCTACAGCTGTTCATCCCCGCCCCCTGTTGCGAACAAAGCGCGAAGAACGCGGGAAAATCTCAACCGAGGCTTGAAACGCCGCGATGCAGCGCAAACGTCCTGTGTGTGGGCAAGCGAACATCAGCCAGCCACCCCTTCACCCGGAGAACGCTCATGAACGGCATGCGAAGGCGCGTCGGCGGCATCAGTGCGCGCCTCTGCAAGAACCTCCAACGTGAGATCCTTGCCCCGAGCCCGTGCGGCCCGGATCAGGGGAAGGTCATACTTCGCCGGAATGCTGCCGCGTTGCTTCCAAGCGGCGACCGTCGAGTAGGGCTTGCCAAGATCGGCAGCCAAGTCGGCCATGGTCGGCCAGATATGCGCGATGTGCTCCATGCCACAACACTACGCATATTGCGTATCGCGGTCAATACGCACATTGTTCACTGCGGTTCGCAGGATGTTTATTTAGGATTATCCCCAAAATGATGGGGTTAGCTGTGCTTGAAGATCAGGAAGACGCGAGGGAGGCCGTGTGCGCTCGCCTTACCCGTGTCAGAGAATTGTCCGGGCTGAACAAGAAAGACTTCTCCGACAAGCTCGGCATGTCTCCCCAGGCATGGGGCGAGTATGAGAACGGCAAGCGCGACCTGCCCTTGTCCGTCGCCAAGAAGCTTCGGAAAGCCTATTCGATCCCCTTGGAGTTCATATACTTCGGGAACAAATCGGATCTGCCGCACAGGATCGCAACCGAGCTGTAAGGAAGCCCTTCCGTGAGATCAGCCCAGAAATCCAGCGGCAAGCCAGATTTTGCGCGAGCCTCCTTCAGAAGCTCAAGAAGCCGATCATCATCGTTGCGCACCACAGAATCCATAAATCAAAACTCCAGCGTTCCCCATACGTTCACGGTAGCCTGCGACCGCCGGACCGGTCAAGGAGCCGAAGCGTGACGCCCGACGAAAGGATCATCGCGCTTGAACGGGAGCTTGTGGCAACGCGCAGCGCGGCCGTTCGGATGATCTCTGGCATGCTGAAAGGGCTGGCGACCGACCCAGCTGCGCGTGAGGAAATCGCCGGGAGCTTGGAGGCAGATGCCTCTGGCGAGGATGCGGAGATGCAGCGATTGGCGCGCTTGGTCGCGGCGGCTTTGCGGAAATGATGAGACAGATCCAGAAAAGGTAATGCGTTATGAATATTCCTGCCAAATTCTTCCTAATCGCGGCGTTCGCCGCTCTGCCTTCATTGGTGTCGGCAAACTGCATCGGATCGGGTAGCTTCTACACCTGCAACGACGCATCCGGGAACTCCTACACGGTCCAGCGGTATGGAAACACCACGAGCGTGCAGGGCTACAACTCCCAGACCGGCTCTACTTGGTCTCAAGATTCCCACAGCTACGGGAACACCACCCAAACCTATGGCAGGTCAGCCACGGGCGACTCGTGGAACTCGACCACGATCAGAACGCCAGGCATGAGCAACACCTTCGGCATGGATGCTCAAGGCAACTCGTTCTCATCGACCTGCACCTCAAGCGGCTGCTGGTGATCGTTATGCCCGCCGGGTGAGAAGAACCCGGAACCTATCCCAAACTAGCCCCGCCTCGCGCGGGGCTTTTTGTTGCCGATAGTAGCCGGGCGCTGGACGCCCTGAGTCGCGCAGGCAGAAATCGACTACTACGCACTTTGTTTATTTTTCATCTTGACGCTACGCATATTGCGTAGTTATCTTCATCTCACACCAGCCGAACACGGCACAGGGAGAGATGCAGCCATGAGCTACGAAATCCACATCGAACTGGAAGAGCTTCCGATCCCCGAGGGCGTGATCGGTTTCAGCGCCGAGTATGAGCGCGAAGACCGCAGCGTCGGGTTCCCCGGTGGCTGGGCAATCAGCGGGCTCGAAATCACATCGTGGCGCATCGGCGCGCTGACCCTCACCCGCGAGCAGATGGTTCAGGCCATCGGAGAAGACGCAGTTAACGCCATAGAGGCGGCGCAGGAGGACGCAGCGGTTCGCGAGGCAGACGAGCGCGCCGAGGCCGATGCCGGCGACTACGGCGACTACCTCCTGGAGCTGCGGCGCGACCGTATCGCTGCGGAGTGATCCCCATGAGCAAGACCAGCCTCTTCCACTTCTTCTCGTTCTTCATCGCGCTCGGCTGGCTGGCTGGCGCGATCACCAAAGCCGCAAACGTATGGGGGTTCTGATGAACGTCACCGAACTGCAAGCCGCACTCACCGCCGCCGACATCGCCTACATCGAGAAGACCGGCAAGTGCCCGTATCTCACGTCTCAGCTTGCCCTTTCTCAGGGGTCAAAGGGGTGGGAGTGCTACATCTACACGCGCAATGACAACGGCGGCATGGGTGTTCGTTTCAGCGCTGATCCCGCAGAAACGCCGGAAGCCGCGATTGACGCCTTCATCGCGAAGATTGCCGCGCTCCCCTGCGCCGAAGAGGCGAACCTGCGCGAGTTCCAGCGCGACCTCGGCCACCTGATCGACAAGGGCCGTGACCTCGGCATCGACGTGGCTTTCGTCAACCCTCTGGCAGAGACGGCAAAGCGCCTCGCTGAGAACGTACTGACCTTCCGACGGGAGGAACACGCATGAACGCCGTGACCCCTGTCCGCCTGCATGACGCAGAGCAAGGCTCCGACGAATGGCACCAGCTTCGTTGCGGATGCCTGACCGCGAGCCAAGTCAAAGAGATCGTCACCCCGACGCTCAAGCTTGCCGCGAACGACAAGACCCGCGCGCTCATCAACAAGGTTGCCGTGCAGCGTATCTCCGGAATCCCGGAAGAGAGCTTCACCAGCGAGAAGATGTTGCGCGGCCACATTGACGAGGAAGTCGCCCGCGAAATCTACGCGAAGAAATACGCGCCCGTCGCGGAGATCGGCTTCATTACCAACGACGCCTTTCCGAACTTCGGCTACTCGCCTGACGGGCTGGTCGGATCTGATGGGCTGATCGAGGTGAAGTCCCGCGACCCGCACTTGCATCTTGCCAGCATCACGGCCCGCGAGCGCGGCGAAGGCATCCCGAAGGAATACATGGCCCAGGTGCAATCTGGCCTGATGATCTCCGGGCGCGAGTGGTGCGACTTCATCAGCTTCTCGCACGGCCTTCCGATGATGGTTCACCGCGTCGAGCGTGACGAGGACTACATCGCCGCAATCTACGAGGCGGCGAAGAGCTTCGAGCAGTCCGTTCTGGAGATCATCGAGACCTTCCGGGCCGCGACGGCAGACGCCAGCACCTACACCCCCACCGAACGCATCGACTACGAAGGGATGATCCTGTGACCAGTCTTCTTCCGACCATCGCCGCGAAATCCGACCAGCTCAACGCCGAGGATCTCATCGGAGGACCGCGCACTGTCCGCGTTACCAGCGTGAAGGTGACCGCCTCCGAGGATCAGCCCGTGTGGATCTCGTTCCACGGCGACGATGGCAAGCCGTTCAAGCCGTGCAAGACCGTGCGGCGCCTTCTGGTCCGCGTCTGGGGTGACGACAGCAGCCTCTACGCCGGCCGGGAAATGACCCTCTACCTCGACCCGGAGGTCAAGTATGGCGGCATGAAGGTTGGAGGCATCCGCGTCTCCCATGTCTCGCACATCGACAGGCCGCAGAAGTTCTTCCTGACCGAGACGCGCGGGAAGAAGCGCGAAGTCACCGTGCGCCCCATCCAGCAGTCGTCCGGGTCTTACGATGGCGAAGACCGCGCCGAGCATCTGCGCGACAAGATGCTGGCAGGCGTCCGCAAGTATGGCCCCGGCATCGCGGATAACCGAGACTTCGCCAGCGACATGGCCGACCTCAAGGACATGAGCCGTGAATACGCCGCCCAGATCGAGGCAGAGCTTCTGACCCAGAGGCAAGACGCATGATGGACTGGCGGCATACAGTCGAGAACTCCGACGGGCTTGTCGCGCTGTATGCCCGCCTTGGAGACATGCCGCAGCCGTTCAACGTGCTGGTGAAGAATGGCGTCGGAGACAAGCGCAGCATGTCGCAGAACGGCCTTTTCCATGCGTGGATGGGGCAGATCGCGAAGGCCACGAACGACGATCCTGCCGAGATCAAGGCTCAGTGCCACATCCGCTGGGGCATCCCGCTCTTCCGCGCCGAGGACGAAGCCTATTCGCTCTTCATCGAGCGGGCGCTTGGCGGGCTGAACCGTGGGCAGGTCATCGAGATGATCGTGCAAGGCTTCGTCCCCTGCACCAGCCTCATGAGCAAGGCGCTTCTGAGCCGGTACATGGATGCCGTGTGGCAGGAATACGCGCCGCATGTCCGCCTCATGGACCCGGAAGACCTCAAGTGGAGGGAAGCGGCATGACCCGCGCCCTGCCCGAGTGGATCGGCCGCACTGCCGACAGCGTGATCCCGGCCCGCGTCCGCCTGCGCATCTTCGAAGCCCAAGGAGGGTGCTGCGACGAGTGCGGCCGCAAGATGGGTGTCGCCGGCGAGCGGTGGGAAGTGGACCACGCCAAGGCGCTGATCCTTGGCGGTGAGAACCGCGAGACGAACCTGCGCGCGCTCTGCCGCAACTGCCACGCCGGGAAGACCCGCGAGGACGTGGCCCAAAAATCCACCGAAGCCCGGAAGCGCAAGAAGCACCTCGGGCTCGACCGACCGAAACGCAAGATGAGCTACCGCCGCTTTAACGGCGAGCCTGTTTGGAGGGACTGACCCAATGAAGCCGATCATCATCACCCCGCAGGGCCGCTTGGTCCTCACCAAGGACGGAGAGGCGGCACGTCGCGAGATCCTGCGGGTTCGCCGCGTGACGGGATCGACCGTGACGCTTGGCGCCCCTCTTCCGCCGGTCATCTCTCCGGAGGTTGCCGCGTGGGATATGGCGCGGAGGGCAGCAGAATGAGCTTCGTACTACCGATCATCATTGACAAAGAGCGCAAATTCTCAGTCGGAGAGCATAGCGGAGATATCTTCGGAAGCGGCAAGGATTTTGACGGGATTGCCCTGACCATTGAACTGCGCACGACAGAAGAAGCCCGCGCTGTTCTTGGGGCCCTCTTCAGTGAACGAGAGGCCTGCAAATGACCCGCCGCGACACACGCGCAGAGGCGCAGGACTTCGCAGAGATCAACCAGACGGATCGCGTGATCCGGTCGTTCCAGAGCGGAGAACCGCTGGCCGACTGGCTGGACGGTCGCGCCCCGCACGGCTGGTGGATCGCCCCGGCGCTGGTGGTTTCCCTCGTCGTCTGGGGCCTGATGGCATGGGCTCTCATTGCATGGTGGCTGGCATGAGCATCTACGCCGCACCCCTCATCGTCGCGCTTGCCATTGGCTGCGTCTGCGAGGCGCTGGAAGAGGCGCATGAACGCCGGGATTGGCGGAGGCGGAACGGATGACCATTCCCGTGACCCCGCTCAACGTGCCGCCGCAGGTGATCCAAGGCGAGCACGAAGCCGAGATCCTGCGCTGGCAGCTGAGGGTCCGCGAGGCGTTCTTCCGCGCCTTCGAGATCTGCAACCCGGGCAGCGATGCCGCGGCGGCCGAGGCCGCTTGGATCGCCGAATACGACTGGTGGTTCACCATCCTCCACGAAGCACCTTCCGGCACCCCCAGCGGCGCCGTGGGGCGCTACCGTGACCCGGTGGAGGCCGAGCGCCAGCGTCAGGCCTTCATGTACCACCGGAGCAGGTTCACCCCCAAGGAAGGGCACGGCACCAGGCTGACCATCGACCCGCACCCCGAGGCGCCGGTCGATGCCGTGTTCCCGCCCGTGCCGAACCGCGGCGATTTCTTCGAGAGGAAGGACCGATGAGCAGCGTCAGGGTGACATTCCCAACCGATGAGGCGGCGGTGTCTGCGCTCGAAGCGGCAGGCTTCAGCGTCGGCAGGCTACAGGGAGGCGCGCCGCGCGGGATCATGTTCGGCGACTTCGACATCCAGAAGTGGCGCAATCTGCGACCCGCAGACAAGGACAGCCTGGACGGCCACCTCTGCCGTCATGGCCCGCCCGGATCGCCCACATCGGTGACGATCCATTCCGCCGAGCACATCCCGGCGAAAGCCATCAACGAAGTCACTGCCGCTGCGGCGGCAGATCGAACCTGACCAGGAGGCACGATGGAGCTTGAAGAGTTCACCGAGAAATTCGTGACGGAGTTGGTGCGCCTGGGCGGGCCGACATTCGCAGACGGGACCAGCGTCGAGGAGTACGCGCGCTCGACCGCTCCCCTCTACTTTGCCGAGGACTGGCAGCGAGAGGACGGACCGGAGGCTTGTGCTGAGGCGGACTTCGACTGCTGGGAGCACGCATGACCCCAGGCTTCTCCCCCTGCCCTCACTGCGGCTGTGTGGCGCTCCGCCTGCTGCCCGCGAAACCCATCATCTGCGACGGATACAGAAGGGAACGGACATAATGGCAACCTATCTCGCAAACACCGCGAACCGCGACGTGATCACGCTCGGCCTGTCGAAAGCAGAGGCCGAGGCGCTTCTCGATGCCGTCGCTCAAACGCGAGCCATGCCCGGCAACAACATGACCCGAGCCGCATTGGATCGCGCTGTGAGCGCTCTCCACGCCGCCACGAACACCAGCGCCCGACGGGCCGGGTTCTTCGATTAACGAACGGAGGAAGACATGGGAAACATGAGCCGTAGAGGCTTCCTTGGCAGATCAACGGCCTTGGCCGTCTCTGCCGTGCTGCCGATCCCAAGAGCGATGGCGCTTGTCGCGCAAGACACACCCACGCTGCAGTGGTTTGCGGTCGGAACAGACGAGTATCTCTATCCATATCTCGGCACGTCAATGGAAAGCGCCGTCCGACAATACGCCGTCGAATACGGGCACACTGTTGGCGATGAATGCCCTGAATGCGGAGATGCCTCCTGCGTCGAGCACAATGACGACCTAGACGCCCCGCTGCCGTGGATCAAAGAAAACGGGTTCGCGTTCGATAGCACCCTTCCGGTGGATCGAGATCCGAGTCTCGCCGAATGGATCAAGGCAGGGTGCGATGTCCCCTGCGAGGCCTGCGACCTTGGAGAGCCGACCGAGTGCCGGATGTTCGAGGGAAGGGCCCTTTGCGATGAATGCCGGCAGATAGCGAGAACCGAGCGGCTCGACAGGATTGTCGGGACCGCACCAGGAACGCCGATCTATCAACCGCGCTGGCGCCAGTCCAGCTAACACCGGAGGCACCATGACCATTGCAACAGTCGAGGGCGACGAAATCGTGATCCGCATACCGGTCTCTGCGCTGATCTATGAGCCAGAACCCCGCGGCTTTCTTGTGACAGACGTAGCGGTCTTTGCGCCGCATGTCGCGCGCGAGATCAGCGGCGAAGACACAGCCGAGCGTCCGTGGATCGAGCCTCTGATAGAAGCGGCAATCATCCGCGCCGCCGAGGGTGATGCCCCCGGCATCACATGGGGAGACGACCACCATGACTAGATATGCAGGTGGCCTGACTGAGGCGCCCACAATCGGCGCATACCTTCCGCAGGAGCACGCAGAAAGCCCATGTCCAAACTGCGGGCTTCGACCGCTCAAGGTTTGGCGCCCGGGCGGAGCCTTTCAGCAGCGCACCGAATGCAAATGTGGCCGCGTCACTGTCTGGGTGATGTGCGGACATGACGCGACACCAGACGCGACTGATGACACCCCGGAGGCACCATGAGCGCAGATACTAAGAGCGTGGAGCGGCTCCAGTCGCACATTGAATGGCTGGAAGGAGACCACGAGAACTGCAACCCATTCTTGGCCGATGACATTCGGGCCCTGCGCGCCGAGCGAGACGCGGCCACCGCGCGCGTGGCTGAGCTTGAGGCGCGGCTGGCCGAGGAACGGCGGCGGGCGCTGACTGTGAAGCCGTTGGAGTGGGAGATGGTCGTAGACGGAAAACGGGGATCGTATGAGCGCAGAAAGTGGGATGCTGTTTCTCACTTCGGCGTAGTTTACGAAATCTGGGATTACGACTTCGTAAACTGGCGTGGTGGGCCGCCTGCGTCTGACGCCAGATCCCAGGATACTCGCTACACTCTGAACATGGACGGTCGGAATCGGTTACACCAGTCCTACCACCCCACCCTCGAAGCCGCCAAGGCCGCAGCGCAAGCCGACTACGAGCGCCGCATTCTCAGCGCCCTATCCGACGCCCCGCCGTGTGAATCTGCACGACGCTCAGACGCCCCGGCGCGCGAGGTCACGGTGCGGGAGGCGGCTCAGGTTCTGCAAGATCCTGAGAACTTTCGCGAGGTCACTGACGCATGCGCCGGGAAGGTTCGAGCATACAAGTTCATAAACGTCCTCCGCGCACTCTCACAGGGAGGGGAAGGATGATGCCAACACCTCACCAACCAGAACCGCCGAAATGGCTCACAGAGGCCGCGCAGGTATGCCAGAATACCGGCGTGACCATCACCATCGAGCACCAATCCCGCGTCTACAAGATCGCGCCTACCGTGGGCGGGCTGGACGGCGACGAGCCTGACTTCGTGAACTGGAACCGCAAGTGAAGAGAAGCCTCCCCGCCTACGTCTACGCCCGAGGCAAGAAGGGCTATCTCTACTTCGTCCGCGGCGGGGTCTGTCAGCGCATCCACAGCGAGCCTGGCACCGCAGAGTTCGCCGCCGACTACGCTCGCCTGATGCGGGGCCGCGTTGCCACGCCGAAGCAGAACGTCGGCAAGCTCATCGACCTGTTCATGAAGTCGCCGCAGTGGGCGAACTACGCGCACAACACGCGCAGGAACCACGAGCGGAACTTCCGCTACTTGCGCGAGACGGCGGGCAAGATAGATCCGGCGAAGCTGCGCACGGTCCATGTCTACGAGATGCGGGACGCCCTGGCGGACAAGCCGACCGACGCGAACCGGAAGATCGACACGCTGCTGGTGCTGATGAAGTACGCAGTCCAGATCGGATGGATCGACCGCAACCCGGCGCAGGACATCCAGAGGCTCAGCCCGACCGGCAAGAAGCGCAAGCCGTGGCCGGCAGATCTCATCGAGGCGTTTCGGGCGGAGGCAGAGGGCCGGGCCCTGCTTCTCTTCGAGATGCTTCTCGGCACCGGGCAGCGGATCGACGACGTGCTGAAGCTGCGCTGGTCCGACCTGGACGACGACGGATTCACGCTGGTGCAGGGGAAGACCAAGGCAGAACTCTACATCCCTCTCACCGACCGCCTGCGCGCCGTGCTAGCGGCGGAGAAGAAGCGTGGGCTGTTCATCGTCTGTCGCGAGGACGGGCAGCGGATCAGCTACCCCTCCGCCCACAAGGACATCATGACGGTGCGGCGGAAGATCGGGGCTGAGGACTACGACATCCACGCTCTGCGCTATGCGGCCGCGTCCGAGATCGCCGCCATCCCCGGCATGACCAGCGACCACGTGAAGGCCATCACCGGCCACGCCAGCGGCGCGATGATCCGCCTCTATGCCGGCGCCGCGCAACAGAAAGCGCGGGCGACAGAGGCCCAGAAAGCGCGTATGGACAGAACGAATACGAAACGAGAACGTTGA